AGCACAATTAAGTGTGAAAGCTCCAAATTTAACTCTTATTTTTTCAGCTATTTTTTCAGCACCAAAAGTTAATTTTTCAATTATTTCTTTTGTTGGCTCAAATTGTTCGGTATATCCGTTTGCCTTTGCAGTATCACTTTTCGTAAATTCAGCTAAGGTAAAGTTTTGAGATAGTTTCATTATTCAATAATTTTAAAATCTATAACATTATAATATATTGTACGATAATATCCGTTCAATTCTTTGTATTGCAAGTTCGTTTCGTAAATATGAAAATTAGCATACGTTGGGACTTCTTTTTCAATCAATTTATGAGTACCATTAATCAAAGTAACATCAAACTTTACATTTTTTGTATCTGAATGGCATTTAAAATTATATACTTGTAATGCAATAATTATAACAAGTAATATGCCAAAAACTAAAGTAGTACTTTTCATAATTTACCTTCTAAAACTTGTTTTAAATACATCTCAATTTGCAATGAACTACCTTTTATCTTGTGTATATCTTCATTGAATTTTATCTGCTTTTCGTCTAATTTTTCAAGCAAACGTATTGTATTTTTACTTTCGTTTTTAAGGTAGTCAATATCTTTTGAAAGTAAATTGCTATTATTTTCTAAAATATTAATTTTATCCTCGTGTTTTTCTAAATCAACGATTTTGCTTGTTAAAGCTTCAATATTCTTTTCGGTCTTAATCTTAAACTCACGATAAGCCACATATAAAACCCCAATTTCGACCAAAATAGTCATTATTGAATTTGGATTTACCATTTGTAATATTGAACTTCCGAGGGTTGATTGTAGAAATAGCATAGTATTAATTATAATGTAACAAATTTAATCTATTTACCTATACAATCAAAAATAAATTTTAAAAAAAAACCTAACTATTTAAGTTAGGCTTTTAAAATCTTTACCTGTTAATTTATGACTATTTGGCATACCGATACAATAACCAACGTACTCGAAACAATACCATTTACTTACATCATTTCTATTTGTGAAATATTCCCATCCTGTAATATAAAATAAAGCTTCATTAACGAATACGCCAAAATCATAATAACCGTTTACAGTATTTGGGTCACGTACTAAAGTAACCTCTCTATACTGTGTAATGCCTTGATAATGCCATTCAGATAGCTTTGTTTTTACTTTGCCATTTGTATTAAACTCGTACACAAAACCATTGTAAAGTATTGCAGAATGATTCCAATAACTACCTGTAACAAATCTAATACCTCTCGATATTAGATTTGTAGGATTGTGGCAAAGTATTAAAAAGGCTTTCATGTTAGAACCAAGTACTTTTTACTGTTTCGCAGTCTTGAAAGTCAAAAGGCAATTTACTAAGTGTATATTCAATTTGTTGCTTAAATCCAATTGGTTTAGCAATTGTAACTTCCCACAAATCAGTAAGAAATTCAGTTACAAATAATCTAGGATTTGGTAACTCTTCGCTTAGAACTTCATCTTTTAATATGTAGTACATATCTTTCGTGAGTTCCTTAATCTCGTTACCGTTTGCATCTTCAATCCATTGTTTAAACTTAACCTTAATTAAACTGTCAGGTGTTAAACCGTCGTTTGTTTCGTTTGGAAAACATTGAGGGGTAAAACTAGCCCCCATATCTACTTTTCTTTTCATTATTAAACCGTTAAGCGATACCATTGCTCCAACCGTTACTGTGCTTACTATTGTCATATTGATTTATTTTAGATTATAAACGTCCAACCTGTTGATTTGTAAATATATAGACCTTCTGTTGCATCTGTACAATATACCATTAATCCTATTGCTGGAGAAGTTATAGCAGTACGTTGTGCGTTAGTCATCCTGTTTGGTAAGAATCCTTTTGTAGTACTTTGTAATTCTAACTCTGAGGATGCGTTAATAGCACTCGCACCAATTGCCAAACCTCCATTGTAAAAAATAGCTCTAGCTCCTCCTCCTTTTACATCAAATCTATGTATAACATCAGTATTTGATGTTGCTTTACTCCTACTTGTTATTATACCTGTTGCTGATATTTCTTGAACATAAGTATCTGTAATTGCATGATATACACCAAATGCTCTCAATCCTGTTACCTCATCAGCTTGTACAAATAGATTAGTTGCAAATGACCCACCTAGTCTTACCATTAATCTACTAGCAGGATTTAAAAAGTCAACCCCATATACCTGACCAAAATTAAAAGTAGATCGGCTATTTGTGTAATCATAATCTATACTAAAGGTAGGACTAGAAACATTATTGGCATCTACTCTAATTATAGTTTTAGATGTTGTATTTATGTCTTTAAAATAAACCCAGTTTGCACCTAAACCATTAGCAGTAACACCTAACGCTATATTTGAACCTACATTAACAACACTACCACTATCTGTAATATTACTATTAATTAATGAAGTTCCATTACTTTTTGGTATAATGTTAGTAGTTAAACTACCACTTAAATAACCTAAAGCCTGAACTTTTACTAATAAATAATTACTCCAAAGTTGTAACAAAGTAGTTTTCTTAGCTTCAAAACTACTCGCAGAATCTAAAGTAGTAATTATATCAGCATCTACAACGGTACTTTTTGCAGTAAATCCGTTTAAAAAAGTACCTATTAAAGCACCTGTTGCAGTTATAATCTGTTTACTAGCATTAATAAAAGCTAGTGTACTTGCAGTTAATGAATTACTAAAAATCGTACCGTTCCCATCAACTGAAAATGTTTCTGTACCAGCACCGTTTTGTACATCAAATACTGTGTCCGTATTACTTGCCGTTCCACGCTTCACACTTAAAGCACCTCTTGTGGTGTCTGTTAATATTTCAGGACTAGTTGAGTTATCATAAGCGTTTTGCAATGTCGAAACAGATAATCCGCCAACTCCCGCAGTTCCTCCAAATTTAGGAGCTTCTAAAAAGAACGCTTTTGTTACAGAGTTCAATGCCGTAGTCCCTTGTTGTACCACTAAAAAGCCTCTTAATATACCATTTGGGATAATTGAAGAATTTACTATAAATGATTCAGTTTGAATAGATGCTTTTGCTTCTGCAAGTGAGTTATATAGTGCTTGCCCCCTTTGTATTGCTAATAAATTAGATGAGAATAAGAATATTCTTTGAATTGTAAATTTATTAGAAGGAACAAGTGTCGTAACACCAGCTAAATCATAGTTATCAGGGTCTATTGATGTTAAAGATGCACTTGCATTTCCTGTTTGGTTATTGTATCTGAATGGTGCAACCGTTAAAGATGCCATTGTTACAATATTTGGATTGTTAGCAGAAGTTGAATAGTTAGCACCTTGCTTAAATATCTCTCCTGCTGATTTATTTAGGCTTAAATTTGCACCATTGGCTGAAAATATATTTCCTGAAATATTGAAACCTGCTAATGATTGAAATAAATCATTTAGTTGTGATTGTGGACTAATGGATAAGTGTTGCCCTTGATTTACAGCCGTTACAGTAGTTAAATTTGTATGTATAACTGTTCCAATTACTATATATTGACGGTGTTGTAAACCATTAAAGTCAGTAGCTTGTTGAATAACATTTCCGCTTGAATCTATTGCAACAAATGTTAAAGGTTGCGTTCCTATATTCGTAACAGAAATATTAGTTTGTGATGACCATGTAACCGTTAATAATGTAGCTGGGTTTACTGTATTATCTACAACTAATCCTTCACCACTTGCAATAGTAAAAGTAGTTGCTACACCTGCTCCACCTGTACCAATTGAAAGTACCCCGCCTGTTTTTACACCTGTTGAATTAGAAGCCATTTGAGCGATACTTATTGGTTTATTAGCATCACTTGTATTATCAACATTATCCAAACCTACTAAAGTCTTATCTAAAGTTTCTAAACTTGCAGTATTGGTATTATCTCCTATGTATATTTGTCCTTCAGGCATTGTAGGACTTAAACCAGCATCAGCAATAGCATTTACAATATTCTCAAAATTATTATCCATTTCGGTAGTTGTAAGCTTTCGCAAAACATCCCTCCAATAGGTTATACTTATAGGCATATTAACAGATATTTATTTTATAACAATCATTAAATGTTTTATAGTCAATCTTATAATTAACTTCAATTAAACTATCTAAATCAGATAATTTATATCTCATTTCTCCAAACTCTCTTTCAAATATTCTTTGTTTATCAACTACAATATTTTCTAAATTTATCTCACAAAAATATAAACCTAAATCTTTACGTTGTAAGCTAGTTAATTGAGTATTAAAAGCAATATCTAAGTTTGAGCAAACTATTTCAGTATCAAAGTTTTTAGCATATAAAATTAAACTCATATCAACCGACTTAGAAATAAGTTTTTTATCTCCAAATCCTTCGCTAAAATCAGTATTATTTTGTTCAATATTTAATTTATGGTAAGCATCTATTTGATATTCGTCACTAAAAAAAACACAGTCATTTTTGCCTAATACTTTAAGTATAGGATAAGTTTTACCATCTTGTACTAATACATCAACAATACCGTTTAACCGCTTTACTTGTGAGCAAAATACAATATTTAAGTTTGTATTAATTATATCAACTATATTACTTTGTAAACTCATTTGTAAATATTTTATCGTACATTTCTATTTCTTGGTCTGTTAATTCAAAAAAACTACCAAATCTTTTTTCAAGATATTCAGCTTTTTGTGATGCATTTGGTTTTTTACTATTATTATTTGGCAAAGCATTAAAACCTAAACAATAATTACCTTTATTATCCACTCCAAAAATATACTGTTTTTGCATATCGCCTGTAAGTGTCATATTTATTAAGGTATTATCTTTATTTTTTTTAATTCTTTGCTTTTGATAATACTTATTATAATTTCCGAAAAGTTTACCTTTATTGTCTTTACCTCCTGCATTGTCGAATATTCTTTGTGATGAAACCGCTAATATACTAAGTCCTGAAATACGACTAGCTTTATCTATTTTTTTTAAAACATTTTTATCAACTATTCCTTTTAATGAACTAGCATCGACTAACATTTTCATAATTAAGCTACTTTTCTAAGTTTTTCAAAACTCTCATTATTATCACAAACTAATTCGCTTGGGATAGCAACTATTTTGCATATAGGTAGTTTAACTATTAAACAACCTTTTCTTTTACCACAACTATTTTTCATATTTAAGGCATTGCGTAAACTTGTTGGAATCTCTCATTTTTTTGAAAACAACAATCACTAGGTACAACCATATTTTTAAAAGCAATATCTAAATAATGATTTGATTTGTCAATATAGTTGTTATACATAACATCTAACTCCTCATTTGTATATTGAGTTGTAAATATATTAAACCTTTCACTATACTTTGTTTCTTGTATAATTTCAGCTAATAATAGGTAAGCCCATGACAATTTAAACCTATCAATAATCGGACTTATAAAATCCTCAATGCTACATGTTTGATTAAAGTTTACAATAAAACCAAATGTATCAGCATAATTAGAAACATTTGCTTTTATATTTAATTGCTTACCTATATTAACCGCACCTACCGCATTTATACTGTATCCGTATGGTTGATTAATTTGATTAACACCTAAAGTACAATCATTATTATAATACGAATAAGTACTGTTACTTTGAAATAAAGATTTATCATAACATAAAAAATAATTAGGCAAGTAAGTTCCATTATTTGGAATACTTAAATCAACATTTACAGTATTAAATCCAACTACTAAACTTTGTGTAATTTCTTTTAATTTAATACCGTTATTCAAATCATAAACATAGAATGTAGTATCTTGTATTGCATCACTATAAATACTAAATGAAGTAATATAAACACGTTCATACTTTTGTAAAGTTCCGTAAATCTTTACACCTACATAGTCATTTGAAGCGGTTAATATTTCTAAAGTTTGTTTTTGTTCCCCAAATTGTAAAGCATCTTGTATCAATGGCATTAAAGCCCTCGAATTAAATCTACTTAATATATTTTCTTGAAATATTAATTGGCTACGTGTTTGTATATTATCCCAAGTATTTAAAAAAGTTTTATTTTCTGAATTAGAAATATTATCAATTGACTTAACACTAACACCAGCCATTTGATTAATATAAAATCCACTCCTTGAAGTATTTTCAAAGCACGAATTTAATCCGATATAGTTTTTAAATATATTCATAGCATAAAACTACAAAAGCCACCCCATTACAGAGTGGCTTTGTGCTACCATATAGAACTAACTAAAACTATACAGCCGTTGCAGTGTAACGAAGTAATCCGTTAGTACCTTCAAGATCATCATAAGTACCGTATGCATCAGTAGGTAAGATATAAACACCTGCATTAACAGATAATCTCAATAAGAAAGTATCAGTACAAGTATCAAACTCAAACTTAGCATCATACATTAAGTTAGGTACTAAAGCATCAGGAATAGTAAATAATGTTGCAGAACCGAATGTACCTGCATAGTTACCTACATATTTATTCCAAGATAAGAATTGAGCCGAACCTTCACCCATTACAACCAATTGATTTGCTCCAATAATAGTATTAACTGCTTTATCAACAAAGAATTTATAATCTTGTTCGATATTTGAGAAGTCAACACCTGAGTTTTGCAAGCCGTATTTATTAGTACCTAAATCGAATTTCTCAAAGTTACCTTTACCAATAATAATTGGAGTACCGTTTAACTCATTTTCTGAGAAGTCAGATAGAATAGTTTGAATACCAGTCCAAATTGGAGCACCACTTACAATACCTGTTGCACCGTTAGAAATTACAGGAATAGATGTTGTTGTATTTACACCAGTTGTAGCGTTTACACCAAATCCATTTAATAATTTAGTTACAACTGCATCATTGATTTTTTGACGCATTGCATTTTGAACGTTTAAGATTCTTTTAGAAATCTCACGTAAATTATAAGGTACAGGTAAACCAGCAACCGCAGTAGATGCTTCTTCACAGAATACTCTAATCTCATCCATACTCAAAGCAATATCAGCTTGAACATAAATATCTAAAGTAGTATCATCTTCTACATATTCTACAGGTGTACCAGCTTCACAGTCAGCAGTAGTTTTAATAGTATCTTTAGTTGCACGAGGCATATATTTGATACGAACTTGTTTTGCTTGACCTGTTTTATTACCACCGTAAACAGATAATAATTCTACACTTTGGTTTTCAGGTTGTGAAAGTGCAACCGTAGCACCTACAGGAGTTTGTTTTAATTGTGGGTCATTAAGACCAGCAACCATTTCTAAACCTGTTAATATTGCGGGACAAACACCCGCTACGTTGAAATCAATTCCTTGAGCTGCCATAATTAATTATTTTGTGCTTTCGCACGGTCTAAATTTTGTTGAAATACAGATTTTTGTTTAGAAGGCTCATTAATTACTTGTTTTTGATTTGTAGTAATTGGCTGAGTGACTTCAATTAGATTTTTTTCTGCTAATGCTTTTGAAATTGAAGTATTAAAATCTAAATCAGTAACGTCTAAAGATTCATCAGATAATCGTTTTAAAACTACCTTACCATCAACTAAAACTGTTTTTGCATCTTTGCTTTTAAGATAGTCTTTAACCGCTTGTTTGGCTAATTGACTTCTGTATTCACTTGGGATAGCTTGACTAAGTTTATGTTGTGAAATAAGGTTATCAAAATTCCAATCTAATTCACGTTCAATAGATTTATTAACTAGATTAACATTTTCACTTTTAAAAGCTTCAACTTGACTATTTAATTCTGAAATTTTTAAAGAGTATTGGCTTTCAATATCTTTTAATTTAGAATCATTGCCCGTTGATTTTTTAGCATCTTCAATAAGTCTTTTAGCTTCATCGCTTAGTTTACTTATTCTTTTAAATGTTTTTGGTTCAGTAGCTTTAAGTTGTTCTAACTGTTCATCACTAAATCCTAATCCTTTGAAAGCTTGATTTAATTCTTTGTCGGTTGCGTCTGCAAACTCAGAAAAGAATTTCGCTTTTATTTCAGGATTGTTTTTAGCTTCTTTCTCAGTAAAAAGACCACTACTCAATTTGTTTGCAGTTTCTTCATCAATTTCAATAGTTGCAATTGATGTGATTGCTTTTTTTAACGATTCGTTATCGCTTTCGATTCCTACTTTCGTAGCTAATGTTGTAATAAGTTCTCCTAATAACATAAGGACTGTAAGTTAATTTTTAACAAAAGAAAAGTATTTATGTATTTTTTTTGTATGTTTGTGCTACCTTATTAAATATTAAAAATATGGCATATCAAAATAAGAATTGCAATACAGGAAAATATAGAGTAGTTAGTTATGTTTGTGCTGAAACTTTAACATTTATTGATAACAAAAAGATAGATGAAAAAAGAAGTACCACAGTTAAAAAGATACTTAACGAAGCTAAACTTTGTGAGCAACTATTTAATAAAACTGTTTGGCAAGTAATGCAAGATTATATTAAACTTAAAAAAGAATTAGGAAAATGAAAAAACACGTTTGGGATTCAGAAACGGAATGTGCAAAGTTTTTAAGTAACTTTTGCGAAATGTCGGGATTGTTTAAAATCCTTGAAGTTGGTGTATGGCAAGGTGCTACATCGGTATATCTTGAAAAGGTTTCAAGTGAATTTATAGGTATTGACATTGTTAATGAGCAAATCACAAGCGAATTAATTAAGTCAAGAACCTTAGTAGGTGATTCAATTGAAGTAATGAAAACTTTAGAAAGTAATTATTTTGATTTGATTTTCATTGATACTACACACGAATACGAGCGAACTAAAGCTGAATTTAAAGAAGCTGAAAGACTTGTAAGACAAAATGGTTATATTGCTTTGCATGATTCAATTAGCCATGTAGGTGTAAGGAAATGGGTTGATGAAATAAAAGGTAACAAAGGACTTGAAGTAATAACCTTTGAAACTCCTAACGGTAACGGTTTAACAATAATAAAATATTTATATGCTTAGTTTTGCAGGAATAGTAATAATGTTGGTAATATATTTTATACCTACATTTTGTGCAAGTGATAAGAAAAACTTTAACTCAATAGCAATGTTAAACCTTTTTTTAGGTTGGACTTTTATTGGTTGGGTAGTTGCTTTAGTTTGGGGGTTAAGTAAAGATTAATTATGTATAATTTTAAAAACTTATACAAAGGAATAATTGATGCTAAAGTAAGTGAATCAAATTATTTAGAATTAGTATTAATATTTGCGTGTCATTGCTTTATGATTTTATTTTCGATAGTTATATTATTGTGTGGGCTTTCTTTATTATTAGGAGCGTTAAAATTAATTACTTTATTTGTTATTTATTTTATTAAAATTTAACTATTTCTTTCAATAACATCTTTAGGTACAACTAATTCACTTACAGGCATTATCAAATGATTACATTGATAACCACCCCTGTAAGTGAATATTGTTTTTTTATCTGTTCCCTGAATACGACCTCCACCTTTATGTTTTTTCGTTTTACAACTATTCCATAATGAAGGTGTAGAACCCCAATATTCTATTTCTTTTTTATGGAAATATTTACCTTCACGTTCTAAACAGAAACATCTTGAAGTAGTTTTATTTGCACCTGAATATAAAAAATATTCAAAATCTAAGTCATCTGAAATAGCTTCTGTATAGTTTGCTGAATATTGATTTATCGAATCCGTTGCAATCTGTTTTACATTCTTTTGAATATAACCTAAATTTGTTTCATCACCTTTGATTTTAATAGATAATTCTTCTATTAATTCAGTAAGGTTTTGCCCTTGAGTAACCGACTTACTTAAATAATCTGTTACAGGTGTTATAATATCACTTGTAATACCAGCACCTAACAAACTTTCTTCTGTTACTGCAACTGAATTAGTTAATATTTCATTAAATAAAGCTTTCTTATTATCAAATGTATCTACTAACTCAAAAAAATAGCTATCAATAAGTTCTTTTGATGTATCAAATGTTTTTATAAAAGTACCTACATTACTAACATATTCAGGACTTAACACAATATCACTTAAAGAACCTTTTATCTTTTGTAGGCTCTTTAAATTACTTACATTAGGTTTTATGTTACCTAGTGAATCAGTTTCTAATTTAGACACCTCTAAAACTAATTTATCAAAAACCTTGTTTTGAGTTTTAGGTATAGTTGATTCTAAGTTAGTAACCGATTCATCAAGTAACTTGTGTAAATCTTGTAAAGTTTTATCAGATGCCATTATTAGGATTTGCTTCTATTGTAGGCTTTTTAAATGAGTTTTGATACTCACTTGCATATTGCATCATAATTTCATTTTTACGCTTCAATTCAAACGTATCAAAGTCTTTATTTTCTACAAAAGCACGTTCTACAAATGAGTTAATAAAATTATGAATAATTATTGTTAATGGATTAATTGGTGTAATTGAGTTTGCAGTCAAAATGTCATCATAACTCATTCCACGTAAACTATCTAATAAAATAACATTCTTTTGATATGCCATTTCTTTAGCATTACCCTCGTATTTCTTAGATACGTAATCCATTTGCATACTCTCAATAATAGAACTACTAACACCAGCAGTTGTTGCACTTGCTATTTGTGCTTCTATATCTTGTGCAGTAAGTATATCAAAGTCGTTAGGTATATTAATGCTTGGTAGTTGTAATTGTAATGCTTCACTATTTAAACCAACAACTAAACCATAACGCAAATCATTAATACATTTCAATAAGAATGGAAATAACCTACCAAATATATCATTTGAAATATTAGCTAAGAATAAATGAGTTTGGTCGTAATCATAGCTTTTAGATACTCCACTTTGTTGCAATGGACTTTCAGCAAGAAACTCCATATTAACCGAACTTAATCCACGTTTAATAAGATTTTCAATATCTGTACTTAAAAACTCAACAGGCTTTAAATCTTTTTGAATATACTTAACAGGCGCCCAGTCAGGGATAGAACTTTCTTCACCATTCATTGCTGGTCTTACTTTGTGTATTCCAAAAGGACTACCTACTTTAAAACCTTCACCTTTACAAGAACCGCAAGATTGGTTTACGTGTTTACCGAACCTATTTTGAATTAATACACTACCTGTACCATTACAAGTAGTACACTCATTTTGAGTAAACTCTACACGCTCAGGATATAAATGTTGTTTTATTGTAACATTTTTATCAATATTTTCTAATAATGCTTGGTCAAAATCTGCAATAATACCATTTACCCAACTTTCATAATAAATGTCGTCGTCCTCAGTTGTTAATACACCGCCGTTTTCAATTGCAGGTGTATAACCTAGATTATGAATATATAAATCAGTTGTTTTGTAAATAGATTTTATTTTATCAATCAATTCTACTTTATAATAACCTATTTCATTTACTATAAAGAAACAGTTTTCTTCGTACCTAATTATAAGTAAATTATTATCATTGTACCATACTTTTTTAATGTTAAAGTAATATGGTATAGGTTGTAAATATTCGGTTGTAGGTATGTTTTGATATTCCTCTTCGTAATCATCATCTAAAATATACTTTGGTGCTATTACAATAATTCCATTACTATCAGTTAAGTAATTCTTAATTTGATAATTAAAGAACCATTGAGTTAAAGAGTTAAATTTAGGCAGTTTCTCAAAAGCATATTTGTATAATGTTTCAGATTCTTTAACCTTAGGACTGTTTACCCCTTCATTTATAATTAAATCTCTTGCACGTTGAATTTTAGCAATAGAGTTTTTAATCTTATTAAAAGGTGCTTTAGTTATAGGTCTGAAATTATCTTTTTTATACTGAATTGCCCACTCAGGCTCAGAAGGTTGATAAGTTCTCATTAAGTGATGTGCTTCATCAGCCTTACCATCGCTATGTAGTTTTAGCGAGTGATATTCACTTAACATTATATCTTTTAAATCCTTATCATGTTCTTTTTTGAGATACTTCTCAATAAATCCTTTTGAGCCTACTTCTAACATTGAAATTAGTATTTAAATCTTTCTTTTAGGTAATCTTTTTTGTCAATCCATAGAAATGGATTCCTTACATTTTGATGTTGTGCATAATTCCATTTAACATGGTCATTGTATAAATCTTTTAAAGACTTATTCATTATGTGACCAGCCATTGAAATGAAAAAATAATTATCTTCAATATATCTACGTTCCGTTGCTTTCACTCCAACCTTATTACCTTTGTCGAATTTTTCACTCATTGGATAATAAAATATTTCTTTGTACGGATTCTCAAATCTCAAATTTAAATTGAGTAATGCCAAATTAAAAGCAAACTCATCAGGCATACTATCAGCCCAATCTCTAAAACCAAAATTACGCTTAATAAATAACTCTTTAGCTTTATTAAAGAATTTTTCAGCTTCATTTGATTTTTTGAAATATAAAAAACTACTTTGTATCTCATAATAATGAGAGTCAATAGGTAACTTTTTAAAATACTTTCTTAAATCTCTTACTGTTTCACCTTCCTTTAACCAAAAGTTACTTTTATCACTATCTAAAGGATAATGAGCATCTCTATGGTATAATGTAAACCCTATATTTTGATTTTTATACAAATCAAATAAAGCATCTACTTTTTTATTCTTAACCCAAATAGAATCACTATCTATGTAAATAGTTTCATCAAAAGGACTTAACTCATAAATCATTGTTTTAATTAATGGATATTCACGTTTTCCATTAACCAACAACTCATTTTCTTTTACTTCAATAAAATGACTAAAATACTTATTTTCAAAGTAGTTAAATCTTTCTTTCATTCCTTCGCTACAAATTAAAGCAATTTGAGTATTAGGATTTGAAACCCTAATACTCAATGCTAAATTTAAAGCCATTCTTCTATAATTGTCATGCCCTAAAGCAACAATTACAATACCTTTATTTTCCATTTAATAGTTAGTTTTTAAGGAAAATAAATTATACTGTAAAGATACCAGCAGGGATAGTATAAGGTGTTGGCATATCAATTTCAGCCCATTTAACAGTTACATTAAAGTTGATACCCTCTTGTAAGTTGTTAGTAATTGGCAATGTAGAGTAAATTTGAATGCCCTTAGTTTGTCCCCAAATTAATGATTCAGTAGCAAAATAAACGTTATAGTTATTTGATGCTTTTGCGAACTCATTATAGAAACTTACATTTGATTTTACGGTGTAATCCATATAAGTCAAAGTATGATTTCTACCTGTAAATTGGCTTGATGCATCTCCAAAACCATCATTTTCAACAATTACACCACCATCGTAAGCACCTTTAATATTTTTAATTACTAAGGCATCACCTGAAGCAATTAAAGCATCCCATTGAGAAGCATTAGAAGGGTCTGTGATAGTTGCAGTTTTTTTCTTAAGAATAAGGTGTCTTACTCTACCGTTTTCAATGTCGCCACAGTCATCATTGATGTAGTCAGGTATGGCTTGGCAATCTGTGTAAATACTCATAATATTATGGTTTGTTATTAGTTTATAAACAATTCGAATTAACGAAATTATAAATTGAATAGTTTAGTAATGTGCTACCTTGACTAAGTGCATATCTGTTAATGGCATTAATAGTATATTCGTTATTTTTAACAAATGATTCTCCATTGATAGATATATTATCTTGCATTAAAATTAAACTTAGTTTTTCATGCTGAAACTTTGGCATATACTCAGTAAGTAACTTTCTTTTATCTTTTAATCTTGAAGATAGTTTTTGCATTACACCGTTGCTTTGTTCGTACACCGTAGTATTTTCTTCAAAAGAATAATCTTGTCCTAACTGTGCAGAAATATAAGCATAACCAGTATATCCTGAATAAGAAACAGTGTCAAATACTTCATTGTTAGTATATTGAAATTGCAATACTTCATCGTTATACTTTGAACTTACTTGTAACAATTCAGATTCAGCAATAACATCAATAGGTAAGTTATCAACTATATTTTGTTGATTAGTATAAATATAAGTATGTAAACATTTATCATATAGGTTGGTATAAATAGATAAATCAAAACTCCATTTATATAAATTACTACCCATTGAAGTGCCTAATAACTCATAAATTACATTATTATCTTCATCAAAAAAACCTAAATAAGGCGTACTCACTCCATTATATTGCACTTGTGTTACAAAAGTACCCCATGTAGGATACTTTTGTAAATAAATAGGTTTTTCAACTCCTATTATTTTAGTAAATGGATATAAAGTATCAGCCATTATACAGAATAATTTTTAGCTATGTAACTAAATGAAAATGTAAAACCTATAAAGTTACCACTTGCAACTGTACTTGTAGTTCTAAATCCTAATAATGATTCACTACTCGAACCAACTGAAATATTATCGCAAATAGATGTAATACTTGAATGAACTGAACTAGCTATTAACCTAGCAGAACTATTAAAAGTAAAATCATAAGTGTTACCATTTAAAATAAGGTATTTATCTGTTAATGTAAAGTTTGCTTTTGGTGAAGAACCTGTACAGTTAATATCTAATTTACCATTAACAGTAATTTTATTACCTTCTTTAAAACAATTTACATTGTAATTATCTAAAGTACAATTTGTTAATGTTAAAGCACTAAATAACTGATTAGCTACAAATGTAGTTTGTACATCTGTATTAAATACACCTAACTCATAGTTATACGGTACAATTATCCAATCAGATAAACTTGTAGTATCTGAATTATCACTATTAAATTGGATTCTACCTACTAAATTAGTTGGTGTTGTACCACTTTCAAGTTGTGCAATTAAATACTTTGTTGGTGTAGCTAAAGAATAAATCTTTACAGTTTGATTAGCATTACCTACAAAAGTACTATGTATAGTAGTAAAATTATAAGCATCACCAACAATAAATCCATTTAATGCAAATGCAGAACCTGTATATTTACCAATATTCTCAGGGCTTGCATATTCTACATCAAAATCTGTACTACTTGATTTTACTAATCTTTGTCCGATTGTACCGCCACCAAACTCATTAACTGCATCTACTAAATTATCATTTTTACCTTGAATAGCACCCCATAAATCAGTACCTAACCATTTTGTCAATAAAGCCATATTATATAAAGTCGTTTAAAGTACAATTATAAAATTGTCCTAATGTTTTATTTGAATCAATTATATCTTGTAATGTTGAGCCTGAATAATCTCCACAAACTGCATTTTCGTAAAGCTTAACACTTGCGTAACCAATAGCACCAAAGTTATCAACTACTTGTATTAAGTAATTACCTTGTCCTAATCCTGTAAATTGGTTACTTGCTTGTTGTGTACCTCTATTAATTGAGTATAGATATGGCTTAGTTCCACCTGTAACTACTACCGTAATAGTTCCGTTTTCTGACGTTCCAATCGGATTAACAGAAATTAAGCTAGTATTTAAACTAGCTACTATAAACTTACAAGGATTTGATTTACTGATGTATAAAGCCATTATTCTACGTATTCACATTCAACATAAGGAGTTTCTACATAAATCATATCACATTCAGCATTATTAACATAAGCTTTAAGTAATTCAAATTCTGCTAATCCTTCATTTGGTTTGTAAGTTATATTTTTAATAAATCCTTTATCGGTTACTGTGCTACCATAACCAACATTAATAACACCGTAAGGACTTAAAGCAATTGAATTATAAAGGCTTCTTTTTAATGGTGCTTTAAAACGAATAAATATAGGATCAAATAAAACTGTGTTAGCTTCATTTTTTGCATCATCAAATGCTAAGTTTTGATTCTCAATAAGTAATTGATTGTTATATCTTTCTTTGCAAAATCCATTTAATTGAGATTCATATAAATAGTTAGAAATACCACTCCCAAACTTAGCACTTGTACCAGCTATTTTAGAATAAGCACCAGCAAAATAAGCATTCCATTTAAGTAACATTCTAGTTGGTGTTAATCTTAAATTATAACCTGTTTCAGGACTTAAGCAATTATTAATTACTGCAAAGTTTTCATTCTTTTCAGGATAATTTAATTCAGTAGCTATTCCATCAACTTCTGTACGTTTAGTACAAATAATAAAGTTGTTTTCATCAAATTTCCAACTATTTGTTGATGTTGTTAGATATTGTTGCCTACGTGTAAATTCTATTGCGTAATGGTCTGCAATAAATGTACTTACTTTTTTTAGTTCATTTTTTACTGTTGTAATTGGTAAATTATAAATGTGTTGAGTAGCAAAACCATCTAATGTATTGTTTTTATCCGTTCCCTCCTCAGTTCCATATTTATCAAATCCAATAGTTAAAGTATTGTAAATAAGTGATTCGTTTACTTCTTTACTTAATGGCTTAACAAATGTAAATGAAGCTAATTCTGTTTCTATATCATAGAAATAGTCTAAATCCTCAACTCTTATTTTATTATTTTCAATTCCTAAACCTAAAGCATGAATTGCCGATAATGAATTGAAAGTATCTTTTAAAGTTAAATTAACTGGCTTATCAAAATCACGAATATTAAAACCGTTGGTAATTGCAGTAAACGAACCGCAACCATTCGCATCATACCCTAAATCTTTACGCCCAAAATAATCACTTTCAAATATATCTAATTGGTTTGTTACTACTTGGGTAACACGTTCCATAGATTCATGTATTAGGTATGTTTTGGCGGTGCTTGAGTCGGTTGTTGTATTTGATGTTAGATTAACTTCTGACTTAGTTATATTAAAATCTGCATTAATCACACCACTTACAGGACTGCCACCTGTTGTGACTATTTTTAAAAATAATTTTAATTCATCACTTGTATTTAATACTAAATTTTCATTAAATGAAATATCTGTAAATGAATAAATAAAAGTTCCATTGCTATTCATATCAAATAACTCTTGTAAAATATATTCAGTTGAGTTTACAGAATAATACAAATAAACTTTTCTAGTTGTAAGTCCTGAACCTGAAATAACATTAATATTAAAATCAAATGAAAATAAAATATTTAATACAAAATCACCACTTGTAAAGTTGGTATTGTAAAATTTATCAATACTAGATAATGAACTATAAACTGAAGTATTAAATCCAACATTATAACCGTTCCCACTATCATTTATTAATAATGTTAAAGGTATAAAAGCATAATTATTAACATTAGCTATTGAACCACTAAAACCACTTTCTTGTACTTGTGACCATTCATCAGTCAATACAATAGCTTTACTGTGCATTTGCATAGTGTTTTCTGTTAATGCTGGTAATTCAGTTTCTTCAACTGTAACCGATTCAGATAAATTTACAACCTTATCCTCATTATTTTTCAATAACATTGATAGATTAATACTTTCTAAATTAACAACACAATAACAAAAGTCGTCCGCTAATTCTCTATATCCGGCTAAGTTTATTCGATAATTTCCAACGTCTTCAAAAGTATTACCATAGTCGCAACTTTCTTCTATTTTTAATATCAAAGTACCCTCAACACCGTAAGTATTAAACTTATTAGATATAATACTCAAACCTGTACCAATAAATTTTAAATCCGTTGAGGATTCTGTAAAAATACCATGATAATTCATATCACGAATTAACCTAAACTCTATTGTGTCCCATCCAATTGGTTCATCAATAACAGTTTCAACTAATCCATCTATAATAGTAAATCTATACTCCATAACGCTTGTTTAAAATTTGTGTACGTTGGTTTTGACTTTCAATATAACGATTAAAACCGTTTTCATCTATTGAAATAGCATTCTTTGGCATCGCTCGTAACTCTTTTGCTAAGTTATCATTATTTACGTTAACAATCGGACTACTCATGCCACCATTAAGCAATTTACTAGCTAATTCAGGCGTAATTCCTTTGCGTTCTAAACTACCGTCGTTTATAGCTTTTAATAAACCGTTATACTTGTTTGAAGCATTAGCATTTATTATCCACTCATCATGCTCAACTTCAACAATCTCACCACCTTGACTGTGTTTTTTACCGTTTATCTTACCACCTTTAGCAAATTTCGGTGTAGGTTGTGAAAGTACCAATCCAGCTTGTAACGCTCCACTTGCAATGGCTAAACCTGTAAATAATGGAGCAGTAGGTCCTGAAACCGCCCATATTTTTGAAACTGCAACCGCAGTATTTATTGCAATTTCGGTTAATGCTTGTTGTTTTTGTAATTCAAATTGTTGACGTTTTAAGTTAGATTGTTCAATTCTGTACTTTTCTTCAATAGCTTTTTTTTGTGTTTCAGCTTTAGTATAAACCTTTGCTTTGCCGTTTTCTGTTTCTTCAATTTTAGCTAATTCAGATTCTTTATTGCGTTGTAATTCATCTAATTCAGCACTTAATACCCTACTTCTATAAGTAAAATATGTTGCAACTGCTTCTTTACCAAATTGTCCTAAAGCTTTAATTATTTCTTTTTGATTTTCAGCTGATTTTTTATTATCTTCTTCAATCTTTTTATTTTTTTCCTCATTAAGTTGTACTTCTGTTTTTGCTAAATCTTCTTTAACTTTTGCAGTTTCTTCAGCGTTTAACTCTTCACTTTCTAATCTTTTATTTAAATACTCTTTGTTAGCTTCTAAAGATTGTGATTGATACCTTAGTTCAATCTCTTCTTTTTGTTTAACCTTATCTTCAAATGATATTTTATCATTTTCGTATAATGCTTTTAGTTCGGTATATTTAGCAATATTGATATTCGATTGAATAATATTAGCATTACTTTGATTATCTTTTCTAAGGTTTTGTTCGTTTTTCTTTTTACGTTCTTCACCCTCATTTATTAACCTTAACTCCTCATCTTGGAACTTAATTAAATTAGCTAACTCTAAATCATATCTTTCAACTCCTAAAGTAGTAGTATTTAATATTAAATCTTTCTTAGCTGACTTATCTTGTTTGGTTAATGTAGCATCGTATTTACTATAAATACCAATTCTTTTTTCGTTATAATCTTGTTGTATTGCTAATTGTTTTACACTATCCTCTTTTGCGTTTTTAGATACTGTTAAGGCTCTTTTTTCTTCTGCTTGTAATAAATCTAATTCTAATTTAAATTGTGATTGTATAGCTTTTATTCTTGCATCCTTTTGTTTAGCCGTTTCGGTTTCAACTCCTGTAACTGATTTTAAAGATTTTTTATATTCTTCATTTATAATAGAACTTTCAACTTTTAATTTATTAACTTCTGCTAATTGATTAATATACAAATCAACATAATTTTGCCCTGTTTTACCTACTGCTGATAAATCATTTTCAGCTATTATTAATGAGGTAATATTTTTATCTCTTGGATTTATTGACGCTAAATTTGTATTATCTTCTTTTACTAAAGAAAAATCTTCTTGTATTTTTTTTAATTGATTTTCTGCATTTTTTAAATTAATTAAATTACCCTCAATTAATTGATTTTGTGTATTTAATAATTCTTTAGAAACATCTTTATTCCCTTTTTTTGAAATATTAATTACATTTTCATATATCTTTTTATATGAATCATTTTGCCCCTCTATTAATTTACTAGATTTTTCTTTTGCTACTGATTCAACAGTTTGAAAATAACTTGAAATAGTATCTAACATACCACTAAAAGCATCTATTGTATAACTTACAAAAGTACCTGTTGAGTTACCCATACTTATAAGTAACTTATCCCACTTATCACCTAAATTACTAATTTGTCCGCCTAATGTTTTTGAAATTGCATCAGTAGAACCCATTACACCGTTCAACTCACCTAACCCTAACAAATAAGCTTTGATTGCTTCTTGTGTGTTTTTTACCTCAGTAGTAACACCTTTAAAAGTATATTGTGTTGTTTCTCCTGTTTTCTTTGCAGTTATTCCAAACTCTTTTAGTCTTTCGTTTTCTCCTGTGAAAGCATCGAGTGTAGCTTCTGTTAATTGGTCTATTGATTTCCCTGTACTGTTTGCAATATCAGCAAGTTTTAACATTTCTCCTGATGTTAACTTTAACCCTCTATTGGCAAATTTAATATAGGTATCGGTTAACTCCATTACTGAAAAGTTAGTCTTAATCGCAGTATCTGAAATCATACCCATTGCAAGGTCTGCAAGGTCTTGACTACCTAATGTATTAGTCAATACTGCTCTATACTTTTGTACTTGGCTTGTAATATCAATTACTGCTTTACCAAATGCCATAATAGCACCAATACTGAAAGCACCTGCAACCATACCACCAATACCACCAATAGAACTACCAAACTTATCAACTGATTGTTTACTATTATCAATTGCATCTTTAGTTTTCTTACCTTGTATCTCAGCTTGTTTGCTTGTTTCGGTTAATTCCTTACCTGTTTTGTCAATAGATTTACTTAAGTTGTCAAACTCTTTCGATGCTTTACTAACTTGACTACTATCAACTTCAAATACGGTTTTAACTACTTTAACGTCTTGTGCCATTCTGTATTGGGTTTATTTGAACTTTCTAAATGTTCAAGTAATAAATGATATTCGTATATGCTTAATCTTCTAATTGCAATAACTTGGCTAGGTTCTCCTTTTGCAATTGTAAGTCTTTCTTTAAACCTTCGCTCGATGTTTCTTGTGAAAGATTGGATATAATTCTGTCTAGGTGATGTATTGTTATCTGCCTTACCTCTTTGTTCATTTTCGTAAACATCTCTAAATCTATTTTTGAGAAATCTAAAGAGGGTATTAAATTTGCTAAAGGCAAGGCTTTGAAAAAAGAGTTTAACTTGTGTTTTTTCCAATTGTTAATTTTCTTTTCATTATATCCAAAGTCATAAACCGTTGGGTCTTCTTTAATATCGAAAAACACAACACTAGCAAGTTTAAGCAATAAATCAGGGTCTGAAATAAAATTTAATCTTTGTCTTATATCTTGAGTTAATCTTACAACCTCATTAAGTTTACCAGCATTACAAGCATTCTCAACTGCTTCTGTGTGACCTAATAAGAAGGTCTTATCACACTTCATTTTAAACTCCTCATAATAACTCATTGCAGTAAAAGCACGTTCACAAGGTATGTTAATGTAATCACTCATTTGGTAATAATCAACACCATCAAATGTAAAAGCAAACTCAATTACATAATCAGATTTCTTATTCCAAATAGGGTCTTTCTTTTTGAACAAATTAGTTAGTTTTTGTATCATTTTATTTACTTGAAATTCCTAATAAACAGATATACAATTCAGCTAATAACATAGCGAATATTTGTGTTATGATAATGTTTTGATTAAAATATATTGCAGTAGGTATTGAATACCAAAAAGCCATACAAAACGGACAAGCTATTAAAGGTTTTGAAATCCAATACTTTTTATATTTAAATAAAAACTCAAATACCATTCCTTCATTAGTACATTGATAAATAACTACTACTAAAGCAAATGTAATTAATATACTATCTAAGTTCGTTATTAGTATCATTTGAATTGATAAAATTAAGTAGCAAACATGGATAAGTAATATCATTAAATGTAAACTCAATAGGTGTATTATAGTCACTTGTTGAATATACTTTTAAAATCAAAGTAGCATCATAAGTAATACCTTTTGTAAATTCAGATAACAATAATTCATACTCGGTTGAAGTAGTTGTTGCTACTAAAACTTCTCTATTATTAAACTTATCAGTAAGTTCAAATAAGTAGTTTGTATCTGTTTCTAGTTGTGGAATTATAATGCTTTCCAAACATTGCGATAATGGACTTGCACAGTAGCAGTCGCAAATATCCTGAGTTATGCAGTTATTCATATTTCAAAAGTAAGTTTAAAAAGTAGTGTTAAGTTTGTATTGTGCTACTCTTCAGTTTCAAATACATTCTTAGTGAAATTGTAATGAAATGTTGAATAATAATATCTTTGACAGTCTAGGTTGTGAGTTAATTTAGAGTCTGACTTGTCGATACTATTATCTTCTAATACCTTAACATTTAAGTTATCTTTGATTGAATAAATACATTTAGGGTGTATAATACATTTAGGGTGCTTTTCAAATAT